AACGAAGCTCCAGATGCCATTGAAAACGGAGCTGAACGTCGATTTTATGCCGTTCAGTATGCCGCTGATTGTGCTCTTGATGGAATTAAATGCGGAGGTGATTCCGGATTTCATTGCGTTTACGACGCTCATTACGGCAGACTTTATGCCGTTCCAGACCGAGGTCGCGACATACTTTATCCCATTGAATACTGTCGAGGTGACGGTCTTGATTCCGTTCCACGCGGTCGTGACAGCGGTCTTGATGCCATTCACCACGGTCGTAATCGCGGTCTTGATTGCGTTCCATACGGTTGTGACCACAGTCTGGATAGCGGTGCAGACGGTCGAAATTACAGTCTTTATGGCGTTCCATATCGTAGTCACCACGGTCTGAATAGCCGTGAGTACCGTCGTGATAATCGTCTTGTAGATATTGAAATAAGTCGTGACGACCGTCTGTATTGCCGTAAAAATAGTGGTGAAGAATGTCTTGATTCCATTCCATACGGTCTGAATTACCGTGCTGATGGCATTCATCACCGTGGTTACGACAGACTGGATTCCGTTCCACGCACCGGACAGGAAGCTGCTGATGCCGTTCACTGCCGAGGTGAATACACCGCTGATGGCTGTCCAGATGGTCACGAAGAAGTCCTTGATCGCTGTCCACACAGTTACTGCGACCTCCTTGATGTTGTCCCAGAGGTTGATCCAGAAATTGCGGAAGCTCTCGCAGTTGTTCCACAGGTAAATAAATGCCGCGACGAGCAGTCCGATTGCCGTGATGATGAGACCTATCGGGTTTGCCGCCATTGCCGCATTCAATCCTGTAATTCCTGTTTTCACGACACCTATTGCGGATACTATCTTCGGCGCGAGTGTCATCAGCGCTCCGACGCCGGTCGCCATCTTGCCGACGACAATCAGCACAGGACCGATGGCAGCTACGATTGCCGTGATGGTCAGGATCATTTTCTGCGTCGCCGGGTCCATGTCCATGATGGCGTTCATCACGTCGATGATCTTCTCCATCAGACTCTGGAAGGCTGGAGCGACCGCCTGACCGATGGTGACAGTCAGAACATCGAAGGTGGATTTGAGCTGTTCGATCGTGCCGCCTGTGCCGGACATCAGGGCGTTTGACATGTTCTCAGCCGAGCCGCCGCAGTCGTCGAGAGCATCGCGCAGAGAGGATACTTCTGACGGCGAGGTCTGAATCAGTGTCAGCCACTTGGACATCTGGTTTTTGCCGAAGATGTTAGCCGCGGCCTCGAGCTTTTCCTGATCTGTCAGCCCGGAGAATGCAGAATTCAGATTCGCCAGTACAGTCGGCATGTCCTTCAAGGTTCCGTTCTCATTAAAAATGGCGTAGGTCTGCCCGGTGGAAAGGCCGAGCTGATCCATCGCGGTCGCGCCTTCCTTGGCGGGAGAAGCGAGACGCGCGAGTCCTGTTTTCAGAGCGTTCGCGCCTTCACTGCCGGAAATGCCCGCGTTGCCGAAGACGTCTGTAATGGTCGCGAGGTCCTTCACGTCCCATCCGACTGTCTTGCAGATAGGGCCTGCGACAGACATCGCCTCGAAAAGCTCCGAGGTTGTGGTATTCGCCTGCGCCTGCGCTTTGGCGAGAACATCCGCGTAGTTTGCAGCTTCCGAGGAATCCGCTCCGAACATCTTCATGGCATTTCCCAGCCCGGAGGTGGTTTCAGACAGATCCGTGCCGGTACCGGCGGCGAGGTTCATGGCGGGCGTCAGCATGTCGGTTGCTTCCTTTGCCGTAAAGCCCTGACGCGCAAAGTTCAGCGTCGCGTCGGCTGCGTCCTGCATACCGTAAACCGAGTTCTTCGCAGAGGTGCCGATCTGGTCCCAGAGTCCTTCGAAGTCCTCGGCGGAGTTCGCCGTATCGCCCATTGTCTGCTTGACGAGGTTGAACTGCTTGTCCACATCACCGTATGCAGTGACGGCTGCGGTTGCTCCGGCTACGACGGGAGCGGTGAATCCCATCGTCATTTTCGTCCCGGCGCTTGATAACGATTCGCCGACGGACTTGACCTTCTCACCGGCAGCCGCGATCTTCTGCGCGGAGACAGAGCCGAAGTTCTCGTATTCCTTCGTCAGGCTCTTGAGGTCCTGCTCGGTCTCGACGATTTCACGCTGAAGCGCGTCATACTGCGACTGGCTCATGTCGCCATTTGCCAGTGCCGCGTCCGCCTGCTTTGCCGCTTCCTTGAGCGCTTCGAGGCGCTCCTTGGTGGCGGCGATTTCTGTCTGGAGACCTTTCTGCTTCTGGGAGAGGAGTTCCGTGTTGCCGGGATCGAGCTTCAGGAGCTTGTTCACGTCCCGCAGGCTTTTCTGCGTATTCGATATCTGTTTGTCGACCGATTTGAGCGATTCGGTCAGCTTGGTGGTGTCGCCGCCGATTTCGACGGTGATGCCTTTTATTCTGTTCGCCATGCGGATACACCTCCCTTCAAGGCTTTACATAGAATTAGTCGAACTTTTACCTTCTGCTGGTAGCAGAGAAATGCGTGAATTGTTATCCTCCAAACAGGAGGTAGTGCATATGTATAAGACATTTGTTATCGGATATAATCCGAAAGCGCATAAGATGGCCGAGGAGATCGAGAAAAAGGCAAACGAGCTCGCTCAAAACGGTTACAAGGTTCTCTCATTCTCCATCACAAACAGCGGTAAAGCCATTATTCTCGCGGATGACGAAGGCGGCAGAGATGCGTAAAAAATGGAGAGGACTTCTCATTGCCCTTGCTGTCGGATTCGGCATCGGAATCCTCATCATGGCAGTTGCTATTTACTTCGGATATTCGTACGCGTACGCGCATGACGCCGCTTTCTATCAAGTGGAATTAGCGGGTCTTCCCATCTATGAACTGACTCGTACAGACAACAATTCCTATTCGTCTGTCTCCATTCAGGCCAATATGGGCATTGTGTGCGCCATCTGCATGGCGGCTGCCACAGTCTTCTGGCTGCTCATATCCCGTCTGAAAAGGAAATAACGGATCAGAACCGATCCATCATTTCCTGCGTCGCGATTTCCGGATAGTCCCAGTCGTCGTTGCTCATCTCCGCGTACATGTCGTTGACCGTGCCGATGGTCAGTAAATCCAATTCGCTGATATGCAGTCCGATTTGCACGCAGCGCAGTAAAAAGAGCGGGGTTGTCATTTCCCGCTCTGTCGCATGATGTTTTTTTTAGACTGAACCTGCTGTTCCGTGTTGACGCCCCACAGCTCGATGATCTGCGGCAGCACTTCATAAATCGAGAACGTGTTGAACCCGTCGAGCCATTCCTCCGGAGAGTCCGGCACATCCTTGTCGGCATGCTTTGCCATCAGCCACGCGATATTCTCGAACAGCTCCAGACTGAACGTGTCGAGACTGGAGTTCTCCTCGTCGTTTTCGCTGATGCCTTTCTGCAGCTCGTTCAGATCCCGGTAGATGTCCCTGTGGAACTTGTTCCGGTAGAGTCTTGGAATGGCGGCGGAGGCGCGGAACATGACCTCCTGACCGTCAATTTCTATTGTCTTTGTCACCGCCATCGTTTACTCCTCCTCCGTTGAATATGAGGTATTCGCCTTTGCGCCGGACGAGGTACTTGCCGTATCGCTCGGCTCGTAGACTTTGTCGTACCAGGCGTTGTAAACAGCGTCCGTCGTGTTCGTGCCGGTCTTGACCTTCACGAGACCGGAAGGCAGCGGAGAAACCGTAATCGACAGCGTGTCCGTCTGCACCTCGGTCGAGTCCTCCTTGGTCTGTCCAGAGACGGACGGTCTTGTCGCAGAGCAGTAGTACATGCAGTGGCGGATCTTCCTCTGGTCGCCGGAAAACTCGAACAGCAGGGCGAAGTGCTCCGGCTCGACATCCTTGTTCTCGGCAATGACGCCGTTCGCGTCCTCGGTTTCGTGCATCACGTCCGTGAGGAAGCTCTCCGGGATGAGCGCCAGCTCGAAGTCTCCGGAATAGCCGTTGTTGTTCGAGACCATGTAATAGACGGTGTCGTCAGCGTAGAACGGCTCGTTGTCGCCCTCCGCGTCAAGCGAAAGCGAAACAGCGCCGGGCATTGCCACTGGCGTGCCGAATGTGACGGTCCCGTCCTCGGCGAGCGTCGCGATGGCGTAGTGGCAGTTCTTCAGGCCGAACTTGACCTTGTTCTTCTTGTTAGTAGCCATAATCGTTAACCTCCAATAATCTGTGTTTGGTAGAGAACCTCGTACATCTTCTCGTCCTCGATCCAGACCTCAGACTTCTCGTAGGGAAGCTCGTGTGCGGTCAGGATATTTTCGATTTTCGATTCAATGTCCGGGTTCTTCTTGTCCGTGTAAAGCTCGATGTTCAGCTCGTCTATCCGTTCCCAGACCACGTTGTCTGCGAACATGTTGTCTGTCCCCGGAAAGAGGAAGCAGATGAACGGCGGGTCCGGAGACTCGCCCTCCGCGAAGTGGTCGTAGGCGATGGGGAGATCGGCCTCCTCGAGCATGGTTACTATGTCGTCGTAACTCATAGGCGTCATCCTTTTAGCTTTTGCTGGATTTCCTTCACCAGCTTTTCGTTGCCAGCCTGCTCCGCCGGAGCGATGTGCGGACGAGCCGCGACACGTCCTCCGCCGCGCTTGGCATGGCCATGCTCCAGAAGGTGGGCAATCTGATAGCGGTTGCGGGAATGCACGACAAGGTCGATGGAATCTGCGTCCTCGCTGACCGTCTTGACCGACCACGATTTCTTGTACTTGCCGGTGCGAACGGGAGCGCCGGACTGGATGTCCTTTTGGACGGATTTCGCCGTGTCCTTCACTGCGTCCTTCATGTCGTCTGCGGCGAGGTCGGCGTATTCCTGCAGGCCCTTCATGACCGCGTCGCGCAGGCTGTCTATGGAAACCTTCTCGTTCATTTCGATTTCTCCAAAGCGCAGTTGAATTTCAGCGTGTTCTTCTTGTAGCCCATCGGGTTCACATAGGTGATGTTGTAAACCTTGCCCTCGGCGAGAATCCGATACTTCGTGGATTCCACAGTGGCAAGCTCCGAACAGTATCGGCAGGTGAAGTTCAGTGATTCCTCCGGGTTGATTACCTCGCCGGAGGTTTCAGAACCGTAGGAATCCGTCCCGACGGTCGCCCAGCACTTGAAGTAATCCGTCCATGAAGCGGTGTGGTTTCCGTACTTGTCTGAGGTCACTTCGTTTTTCTGGAACGTGACCGGTACGCGCATGTTCGCAATTTTCATCAGAATCCCTCCTTGCGCACGCCGAACAGCAGCGCCCGGAGCGTCAGGTTCAGCTGATTGTGATCCGCGTCCTCGCGGTGCTCGTAGAGATAAGCGACCGTGTAGAGGATGGCGATGCGCATTCTTATGAGGATTTTCTCCTCGCCTGATTCCCATTCCTCGTCGGAGAAGCGGGCGATGTCCTGCACGGTTGCCGTTGCTGTGGTTATCAGGTTGGAAATCAGCTCGTCCTCATCGGAAGAACTGACTCGCAGATAGGTTTTTGCTTCCTCAAGCGTTACTTCCATGAGACACCTCCAATAAAAGTGAAGCGGTCACCCGTAAAGGATGCCCGCCCACAACAAGGCAGAATCAATCAGCCCGCCGCCTTGACGGAAAGACCTCTGACGGCTTCCGGCAGGATCAGCTTGCCGTCCACGCGCTCACTCGCGAGGAATCCGATCTGACCGTTCGCCGCATACAGTTCGGACAGACGCTTGAAGGAACGTCCCTGTCTGTCGGCGATCCAGTAGTAGCTGAAGTCTCCGAACAGGATAGGCACGTTGCCTGCCGCCAGTTCCGGCGCGTAGATCGAGGTGCGGTACGGACGGTTGAGGATGGTGTCCGGCTGACCGGCTACAACAGACGGCTGCCAGATATAGTTGCCGTTTCCGTCCTTGATCTTGCGCAGCGCCTTGACGGTGGAGTCGTTGAGAATCCAGACCGCGCGGTTGCGGTAGACGCTTCTCAGGGAGTGGAACACGTCCATGATCTCGTCGAAGGTGATATTCGTGTTGGCAATCTCCGTGGTCGCACCCTCGGTCGCCTTGACCTTGGTGAAGACGCCCTCCGGCTTCTTCTGGCCGTCGCCCACGAGGAACGCCTCCTCCTCGGCAGCGCCGATGCGTCTCGCAAACTCGGTGGAGATGTAGGATTCCAGATCGAATACACTGTCGTTCATCAGCTCCTCGGAAACCTTGATCGCGGTTCCCAGCTTGTACGCGGAGAGCGTGATCTGGTCGAACGTGTCGTCGGATTCCGGGTACAGTCCGTTCTCCTCCATCCAGCTTGCGGTGCCGTGGGACGCGACAATCGGAATGGTGTGCGTGCCGCTGTCGGTCTGAATCACGTGTGCCAGAGAGCGGAAAAAGTTCTCATCGGTCAGCGCCTGCACGAGAGTCTTTTCATACTCATCCGGCACGAGGTATCCGCCGTTGGCGTCGGTGCCGACTTCGAGTACGTTCTGCACGTCGTACCAGTTGCGCTTGCGGATGCTGTCCCAGAAGGCGGTCTTGTACGCTTTGGACGCGATGCCCGGCTTGTCGTCGGGCTCATCCTTCGCGCCCGGCTTTCCGGTGAGCGGAGAAGAAGTCGGCTGAGAGAGCATCTTGTCGATCTGCTCCTGCCGCTGCAGGCGCTCGATGTCGTGCGTCAGGTCGGTGACTTCCTTTTCCATCTTGTCGTAGGTGGCGGCGTCCTCCGCGGACACGTTGCCGCCGTTATCGGAGTGGGTGTCGAGGAAGTTCTTAGCGGCGTCCCACGCCTTGGCTCTGCGGTCCATAAGTTCCATAATCTTGGTCATTTTCAATTCCTCCATTCATTAGTGGCTGAGAAGCGAGAGCCGCTTCTCAAGATCTGCGACCTTTACGGTCTGTGTCTTTATTTCAGGTTTGCGTTTCGGTATCAGCTTCGAGAGCAGGGAGTCGGTGACGGCTTTCCGGGAGAAAAGCATGAGGGAATCATCCGGCTCATCCGGATTTTCTTCCTCGGTTTCATCCTGACCGTCCGCGAACAAAATCTCGTCCGCAAATCCGAGCTTCTTTGCCTCCTTCGCATTCATCCAGGTCTCGGCGTCCATGAGCCTGCTGATCTTGTTCCGGGACAGCCCGGACTTGATCTCGTAGGCGTTCATAATGGACTCCTTGACCTCCGACAGCATGTCGATGGCTTTCTGCATTTCCTCGGAATCGCCGATTGCGATGGTTGCCGGATTATGCACCATCAGCATGGCCACGGGACTCATGCAGACCTTTGTTCCCGCCATCGCGATGACGCTTGCCGCTGAAGCCGCAAGCGCGTCGATCTTGACGGTCACTTCATACGGGTAGTCCATCAGCATGTTGTAAATCTGCGCCGCCGCGAAAACGTCTCCGCCTGGCGAGTTGATCCAGAGCGTGATGTTTCCCTTGCCGGAATTCAGCTCGTCCTTGAAGACCTGCGGCGTGACTTCGTCGCCGTACCAAGTCTCATCGGATATTTCCCCGTCGAGGTAGAGCGTTCGATCCGAACCGAAGCTGTCCGGCGTTTCGTTTCTGGTCCATCGCCAGAATTTTCTTGTCATAGGGACTTCCTCCTTTCCCGGAGCCGGTCACCGGACTCCGTTTGTTCCTGTGATTCTTCCGATTTCTCGGTCGATTCTTGTTCTTCATCAGGTTGTTCCTCCGTTCCCTGTGTTGATGCTGAGGCTGCGAAGATTCCCGCGTCCTCGAGCTTTGTCATGTTGCCGTTGATGAGGTAAAGGTCGCCGCCTTTTTCTTCCGGGATTCTGTCGAGGTTCTCAAGCTCGCGGATATCGTTCGCCGACATCCATCCGTTCTGGCGGGCTGTGGCGTAGCCGTTCATGCGGCTTTCGTAGTCGCCGCGAAGCAGCCCGTCGACGTTGAACTTGAAGAAGTATTCCTTCTTCTCCTCTGGACGGAGCAGTGCTCTGCGCATGGACTGTTCCCAGCGGCTCACCCACGGGTCGAGCGTGTACTTTACGAATTCCAATGACTGCTGTTCAATATTGCTGAACGAGCTTTTCTCCAGATCGCCGATCATGTGCGGCGGTATCCGGAAGATGCGGGCTATTTCGTCGATCTGGAACTTGCGTGTCTCAAGGAACTGCGCCTGCTCCGGTGAAATGGAGATCGGCGTGTATTTCATGCCTTCCTCGAGAACCGCCACCTTGTTGGAGTTGGCGGATCCTCCGAAGGCCGAGTTCCAGCTTTCGCGGACGCGTTCCGGATCTTTCACCACGCCGGGATGCTCGAGTATGCCTCCGGGCGTTGCGCCGTTTGCGAAGAACTTCGCGCCGTACTCCTCGCAGGCGATCGCCATGCCGATGCTGTTCTTGGCCATCGCGATAGGCGAATAACCCACGAGCCCGTCGAAACCCAGACCGGGAATGTGAAGCACGTCGAGAGGCGAAAGCCTCACAACGGAACCTTTCATCGTGTGCGCCTC